AACCTTCTCCGATTCAGACCTTGACAATACGTTTAATGCGTACACGATAAACGAGATTTGGAAAATGGCGAAGGAAGGTGGTGGTATAAAGAACATCACCCAGTCGGGAAGTGGGAATGCCGTAACAAACATGGCACTTAGTTCTGACGGGAAAACCATCACTGCCGTATTCGGGGAAACATTCGCTAGACAACAGGACTTGGGTACGCTGAATAATACTGTAACACAGTTAAGCAACAAGTTGAATAACTTCCTAGAAGGAAGCGATGCCGATAACATTATCAACAAATGGAAAGAACTTGAAGCGTTTCTTGACGGTCTTACGGAAAGCGACAACCTAGCCGAACTTCTTGCACTGAAAGCGGACAAGACCATAACGATAAGTGCAGGAACTGGTCTTACGGGAGGTGGAAACCTGTCCGCAAACCGCACATTGTCACTGGCTACCACGGGGGTGAATGCTGGTACATATACGAAAGTTACAGTAGACACCTACGGGCGTGTTACAGTTGGTGATAATCCTACCACTTTGGCAGGGTACGGGATTACTGATGCCGTTACCTTGACTACTGCTCAGACTATTTCGGGACAAAAGACATTTACCAAGAATATTCTGATGAATAGTGGTATCGGTCTGTCTTATGGCGGAAATACTGTTTTCCGTAACACGACAGGCAGTACCGTCATATCAAGCTATGGAAATGAGGGTATGATTTATTTCCGTCCTAATGGAGATACGTCAGATGTAGGAGTAATACAAATAAACAAACAAGGACACCTCAATGGCGTTTCAGCAGGATTTACAGGTGGCGTTTCCGCAGCACGACTTACAGCAAACGAATATATACAGATAGGAGATGCCCAACTTGTTTACGATTCGGCAAACAAGGCTCTGAGAGTGAAGCATAGAACAGACGGAAACACGGTAGGATTCTACTCGGACGGTTGGGTATCTGCTCTTGGCGTGAAAACAGGTGGTAGCGGTGGTGGCAGCGGTGTTGTAAATACCGTTTACAGCTTCGCAAACCTTACTGACGGCACAACCTTCTCCGATTCAGACCTTGACAATACGTTTAATGCGTACACGATAAAGAAACTGTACGACATGGCTGGGCAGGGAGGACTTGACGCTGACGCTATGTGGGCTGAATTGAAAAAGGCTGATTCAAGTAAAGTCATAGATGCAAGTCATATCCCTACTTCCGTATTGGACGGTAGATGGGTGAAAAAGGCTGGCGATACTATGACTGGAACCCTTACATCCGCTTCCACTTCCGGCGCAATCGTATTCAAGGGAGTGGGAAATTGTGATATTACCAATATCTATAAAGATAACGGAGTTATCAAGAACGATGATGGTGGGTTTACTTCTATAAGAAACGGATTAAGGTTCAACTGGTATGACACCTACTGGTATATAGGAAACCTTAGAGGAAGTAGTACGGATAGTGCAGGATTTGGTGTCGTAGACCATAACAACAAGCTGGTTTTACGTGTCACTCCAAATGATGTAAGAGCGCCTAGATTCATGTCAACTGTTGCCACAGGGTTATCACCTTTGATAGTTTCAAGCAATACAACCGTAGATAATCTAAGTGCGGATTTGTTGGACGGATACCATGCGTTCGGCACATCAAACGCCCTTATAAAATACGGATATACGGTAGGAGGCACTGAACCTGCATGGTGTAGAATAGCTACATACTCCATACGTAATACGGAAACAATGACAGACGTTTGCTTTGTGCTGCACTCATCCTTTAGTGATTTGTTTGGTCTGTTAGTTGTCAAAACTAGAGGTACGTCTGTAGTGGAAGGTCTATTGATAGCATCATACAATATCAATAGGTCAAACATACGTATCTATCATGATGCGGAAAAGAAAAACATAGAACTGTACTGTTATGGTGGAAGTAACTATTCCATAATACAAGCCAATCTGTTATACAGCCATGACCGAAACGGAGGGGCTAATACGAATATAACGCTATACCAAGCAGATACAAAAGCACCGTCATGGAGCACTTATGTAAATCCTAGATTTGTAAACTTGCAGAACTCTTCTGAGGTTGCTAAAAAACTGCAAACCCCAAGAACTTTATGGGGGCAGTCATTTGATGGTACGGCCAATGTAAGCGGAAATATGACGGGTGTTGGAAGTATAACGATGAGTGGTGACTTGAAAATAGGAAACGCCACTTCTCCCAATACCATATATTTCTATGGAACTACGGGAGATGGACCGGGAGGTTATAACCATACGTTCATTGCTGAAAGATTGTGGGGAGGTACGGAAAGTGGTGAGCTGGTCCTGTTTAAAGGAGGCGATTTAAGCCCCAGTGATACAGATGCCACAACCGTAGGTGGTGCTGGACCTGACAGAATAAGACATATTGCTGCCGCCCATTTATTCCAGACTTATGCAGGTTCAATATCAGGTGCGGTAGAGAGTATTTGTACAAGCTCTGCTTTGAGGAACTTGTTCAGCATAGCACCGGGCAGGGTTGTAAGCTATATTCCGTTACAATCTATCGTAGCAAGTGGCACTGCTCCATTTATTGTGGCAAGTAATACTGTTGTGGGTAATCTTAATGCAGACCTTCTTGACGGGTTGCACGCTGAAAGGTTCTTATTAAGTGTAGGTAGAAGTGATGGTACTTTTGACTTAAATACTTATTCTGAAAGAGCAATTAAGGAAATAAGAACAACAGAACAAACTACAAATAATGCCCCTTTTGCTGGATATGGATTATTAGCTAACTTATGGGATTCCAATAAATATGCTGCATTACAGATAGGAGGAACTAGTGCAGACTTGTTTTTTAGAGGAAAACATGATGGTACTAATAAGATAACGTCTGCATGGCATAGATTATTACATACTGAAAACTATGCGTCTATTGCTGACGGACGCTACGTAAAGAAAGCAGGTGACACCATGACAGGGGATTTGACGATGAACAATACCAAAGGATTCAATATCGGATGGTCAACTAGAGTGGTTAAGACTTCGGGTGTTTGGATTCACGGTGGTGGTGATACAGCTTCTTCAACCGATGCGAACTTACGTTTTGCATCATGGTATGGAATTGGTTGGTATCCTACGATAGATTCTACCAGCGGTGTAAGACAAGGAAACAATGCCATGTGGCTGAATGTAAGAACAGGGGTATTAGATGTACACAGCAACATTACTTCCCATAATGGTTATCTAGCCGCAAACTGGGATTCAGCTAGGCGTTTGGTTATGGGTGGTGGAAGGACCTATGCTTGGATTGATTCAAGAAATTCAAGCGATAATGTATTATGTAATATCGTACTGCAAGATAACAAGGTTGTAATAGGTAATTATGCTGAATCGAGCAGGTTCGCGTCCACCGTAGGCACAGGAACCGCACCTTACCAATGTTCTTCTACTACATTGAATGCCAATTTGAATGCGGACTTACTGGATAATTGGCATATAATGGATATACCTAGAAATTATAATTCCACCGCTACTTATTCATTACAGTTCGCTCTAGGTGGTACTGATAATAATTGGAAAAAGATATTTGCTTGTTCTGAATCGGGAGCCGGACCGTATAGGTCAGTAACGGTTTGGGGAAGGATATGGTACGCTTATGGAAATCACGCACAGGAAGAAGTCAGATATTACCACTTCTGTGCCATCTTCCAAATGAGAAGTGCTCCTTCTGCTTCTGACAGCAATGTAGGAAATGTTTCAAACTCGGCACGCCTTTATCTTCCTACATTTGCAAAAGGAATGGATAATATTCGCCTTGTACGTGTAGGGACAAACAATTTTGAATTGCAGGTGCGTCAGATTGGTTCATACCACAATGGGCACATACAATACCAATATTGGGCTAACGGTGCTAACGTTTCCGCATGGAGAGGACTGCAATCCACATCCAATACGTCTGTGGCTGTATCGGCAGGAGGTGCTTCTACACTGGCTGACAGTAGGGCTTCTAGTGCGGATGTGTGGACTTCTGCTAGAACGTTCTATATACAAGACCATGATTCCTCCCATACAGGTGCTGGCGTTAATGTAAATGGTGGTAGTAATGTATATTTAAAACTCCCAAGTTCCATCCAATGCAGCGATTGGTTCAGAAGCACAGGAAATTCAGGGTGGTATCATCAGAATTATGGTGGTGGAATATATATGCAAGACAGTTCATGGGTGAGAGTGTTCGGGGGAAAGAGATTTTATGTTGAAAATGGAGATAATACTGATTTTAGTGCAGCTACTGCAATATCAACCAGTGGAGGAATATATGCAAGAAAGAATATTACAAGTAGTGCTAATATCATTGCAAATGGAGCAATTACTGCCAAGGCATCCTCTTCCGATATAAGGCTGAAAACCGATATTCAGGGTTATGATGCTATGGGTATTATCCGTAAATTCCGGAGTGTGAAGTATCACTGGAACGCTATTGCCAAGGAAAATTCCGAAGTGTTCAACCATGATAACTGGAATTACGGTCTTATCGCACAGGATTTGCTTTCCGGAGGTTACACCCAGTGGGTAAAGGATATATTCAATGACTATTATACCATAGACTATGAAAGACTTATCCCTGTTGTGTGGAAAGGTTTGCAAGAAGTTGATGATGAGGTTACAAGATTAAAGAAAAGAGTAAGAGAATTGGAAAAGAGATTAGGAATTAACAATAAATAAAAAAATATTATGAGTCATTCTAACGGAAAGATTACAGCCCCGATAAACCTTGCTGGTGACGTTTACGCCACTCTTGGCATAGGCAGTGTGAATGGGGCTTACGATTTAGGATATGCTTGTGCAAACACCCACGGGAAAATAAACCCGTGGGCACGGTACAAGCCTGTACGTTACGAAAGCCTTGCACCTGGACCAAATGAAAAATGGTGGCAAGGATGGGATGGAAACTGTGGTGTCAAACCTTTTCAAATGGCAGGATACTGGGATGCGCCAAAACACGCAGATGGAAGTATGAACGGATGGGAATATACTCCACCGACAGGAGGAAAGTTTCCATTTCGCCTTACCGACTTTAACGGATACAACCATCGTGCTAGTGCACCGATAAGCAGGTTCTCCTGCCCAGATACTGCTACCAATCAGTTTACAAGTAGTAATTTTGTCTGTTCTGCGGCTATAATGATGCCATCGGAGGGGCATGATACTGATTTTCTTAACATGGGTGACTTTGCCGAGATAGCTGATTGCTATTTCGGTGTCTATGTTAAGCACAAGACCAGTCAGATGTCTAGGCGTGTTACTGCCGACAAGAAGATAGGAACAGGATACGCTACGGTTACTGTAAACTCGTGGGGTATGACTGCTGGTGATTGGGAAGTTTATCCTTTCCTTAGTACAGCTATATTGAAGCAGGATGACTCCGATATTGCTCATATAGCATATACTGTTCCAATGGTAAGTAAAAGAGATATAGAGATAGTTGGTTCTTACGTAAGCATAACAATAATTGGTGGAGTGATGCCATCCGTTAGTGGATATATTGAAGTTACCGTAAGAGTAAGAAACGGTTCGAGTAGCCTTATTTCTTTCCGTAATAATAGTTGTATGTCTAGGTTTGCAAGTAAGAAATTTGAAGATCCTATGGTTATAGGTGAATCAAGAGAAACAATAGAAGATTTCCAAGTATCCGCCAATTCCAGCATTGACAAGAAGGTGAGAATATTCATATCATCGGAACTGATTAATGCAGGAACTGCAAGGGTATGGGTAAGCCTTAACAGTGCGGCATATAAGGGAAGTACATTGCTTCTTTCTATGGGTCCGAGGTTATAACAATATCACTCCCCTTACCGTTTATCAGTAAGGGGAAGTGATTACTTTAGCTTTTCCTCAAACTCCGCAATGATACAATCTGCATCGCCGCCATGCACCCAACTCTCTAATACTGAAGAGAGAACTTCTGCCGCTTTTTCAACCGAAACATTGTCTGTTACTTTACCACGGCACTTAAATTCAGTATTTATCACTTCTGATTCCGAAGCTAAACTAATCCAACATAGACACGCGATTCCAAATTCATCTTGACATAAATCACGTAACGAACATTTTGAACAATCTTTATGTTTCGTTTCCTTCAATTCATGTAGCACTCCATCTATTATTATTCCATTTTTTACTTTCATGTTCAATCTCCTTTCGTTCCAAAATAAATAGCACCAAGTATGACAAACGAGCATCCGCAAAGGAATGCAAAAATATGACTAACTATCGGGTTCAGGTAATTATATACGATTAATTATACACGTACATATTGACGCTTCACCGCCCCGACTACCGCCGACCACTCCACGTCCTCAACCCCTTCTACCAAGGGTGATATTAGTCCGAACCGTTTGATGTTCACCGAAGCGAGAATGTCACGATCATTGTGCCTTCCGCATTTCGGACAAACCCATTCACGGTCACTGAGTTTCAATTCACTATTAACGTATCCGCATATACACGTCTTGGAACTTGCTTCAAAACGTCCGATACGTATAAGGTTGCGTCCATACCATTCGCACTTGTATTCAAGCTGTCGGAAAAACTCGCTCCATGAAACGGATGATATGGATTTCGCAAGACGGTGGTTTTTCAACATACCCTTTACATTCAAATCCTCAATGATTATCGTTTGGTTTTCACGGACAATCTTTGATGTGACTTGATGCAGGAAATTGTTGCGTTGGTTGGAAACCTTCTCATACTGTCTTGCCAGGATTTTTCTTGCCCGTTCTCTTCGGTTGGAACCTTTCTTTGTCTTTGAGAATCTTCTTTGCAACACCTTTAGCCTTGCTTCCGATTTCTCAAGATATTTGGGATTGGCATACACATCACCGTTCGAACAAACTGCAAAATCCTTTATACCGACATCTATACCGATAGACGTATCATATCTGACAGCGGGCTTTACAGGTATTTCCTTTCCATCGTCAACAAGAACAGAAATGAAATATTTACCTGTTGGTGTCTTGCTTACCGTGACAGAACATACCTTACCGTCAAACTTTCTGTTCGGAAAGAATTTAACCCATCCGATCTTTGGAAGTCTTACCTTGTTGTTGTCAAGGTCAACAGACACCGAATTTATAGCCTTGTATGACTGTCGGCTGTAATGCTTCGCCTTGAAATTTGGAAAGCCTGCCTTTTCATGGAAGAACTTCACGAACGCGCTGTCCATATTTCTTATGGATTGTTGCAGGCACTCGCTTGATACTTCCGAAAGCCATTCCTTTCCATCTTCCTTTTTAAGTTCTGTAAGCATCTTAGCCAGTTCAACCCATCCTATCTTCGTCTTGTCACGCTGATACGCTTCTATACGTTTGCCGAGCATATAGTTATATACAAACCTACAACACCCGAAAGATTTGTTGAAGAAAACAATCTGCTCAGGAGTAGGATTAAGTCTATATTTATATGCTCGTTTCATATTGCAAATATAACTATAAATTAAATTATAACATAACTAATTTAGTTAAATAGTGTTTAATTGGCTATAAACCCATAAAAACATGACTAATAACATCTACTGTCCATCCGTTTCCTAACAGCCCCATGCCTATATGTGGTTGTACCGACTTGGTATATCCTTCAGGAACTGTCTGTAATCTTTCCGATTCCGTAATATTTGGCGTTCTGAAACCTTTTTCGGGATTACAGTCGGGTGAGTTGAATATAAGCGGTGTAAGTGATTTTTTATATCTTCTCAACAGTGATTCGGGGTTCTTGGCAAACCTGTTCCATGATTCAAGCATACACCATGATTTGTCTTTCTCCACATACCCGTCCGTGATTATGTCCTTGAACAGTATTCCCTTGTCCTTCCATGCAGGTATTTCCCAATTGCACCAGTAGTATCTTGCTCTCATTTGCGCGGAGAAATCGGAACTGTTGATATACACATAGTCTACTCCAAGATGTGACGAAATCAAATCAGCCCAATCGGATTTCATCTTCACATTTTCAAGCAGGAATTTTATATTAGGATTGAACTGTCTGATATGGTTCAATATGTTGACATATTCAAAGAACAATCCCGAACGCTCTCCATCGAAGTTCAGTTTCTCTTTCCCTAACTGTGAAAAATCCTGGCATGGTGTTCCACCAATAAGTAAATCAATATCTTCCCACTGTATATCCCATTTATTCCAGTTCCTAATATCCCCTAATTCAATTATATCGGGGTAATTATCCAGTGCAACCTTGATAGACGGTTCGTTTATTTCGCTTGCGTAATACTTGTCTACCTTTATGCCTGCTCTTTCCAGTGCGATACGTCCGCAAGCTATCCCGTCACATAAACTCAATACATTCATAGATATGTTTTTTTTTAATTTTCAGCAAATATACGACATAAATCCATATGCAACCAATACGTTTAACTATTTTTTAATTATCTTTGCGATAGTAGATAAAATTCATAATATGCAGTTTTCCATAGTACCAAAAATAGATGCCGAGATTATGTTTTCGGAAGATGACCTGTCCGTTTTCAGACGATCGACAGACGGTCTGTATTATATGATCCATACCGAGAAGGTTATGGAAGTGATGCCTATGACGTTACCTGAGGACAGAACGGAACACCCTTTCCCTTACGATACATACGACACAGGCACAAGAGAGTTTGAGAAGCTGCTTTTATCTGATGAGTGGGTTAAAATGGACGAAAAATGAGAAAAATAGGTTTTTTTAACATAGGAAAACTTGGACTTGTAAAATCGGCAGGTACAGGAAAAACCGATATAAACAAGGTGATAGAAAAATGGATACCAAAACACATGGTGTTCTGGTACGATATGTCAAAGCCTGTGGATACATACAGCCAAAACTTTAATGATTGGAGATCACATCCATCTGTAAATGCTGATGTAATTATAACAAGCACCTCATTTGTCATAACTAGATTTTCTACACCGAACGATACAGTAAAATGCTACATTCCTGACCAAACAAAAAATTTCCCGGGAATGAAAGTGGAAGTGAAAGGTATAGTTGACGGGCAGGAATTATACTGGGGATATAGTGCTAATGTAAAATTAGTTAATATCACACAAGACGGAACATATGATATTCCGCCATTAGGAACCGTAAACGGTAATCTGTCATTCAGAAACGGCAATATTGTCGGTGCTTGTAACATTACCATCACCCAGCTACCGTCAGGACAATCCGTTCCCACAAACGAGATACTAAAAGCCAATCCATACTTGCAAGACCACAGCGGAAACAACAGACCGCTTAAATTGAACAATTTCCTGTTCGCTGCAATGAGCGGTGTGGGAGGGTATGATATTGCTAGCACTAATATTCTACCCGATAGAGCAAATGTTACTGTTACGGATAACAGGGTTATACATATTACTAAAAAACTATCCACTACGGATAACATGGTAAACATAGTTCCGGCAAACTCTAACCCAACGCATAAGTTTAAGGTTACAGGTCTTTCTGATGGCAGACAAGTTAGTTTGGCAAACAGAAATGGCGGATTTTATACTTTTGACAACGGGGAGCATGAGGTGACATTAACCTATCCCGAAGGAACCACTTCATTGTATAACGCCATAGGAGTTACAGGAAGTACAGGAGATATGGATGTAACAATAGAGTTTATACCTAGATATCCCAACGCCCTAGTAACTGATGGGGTAGATGATTATGGGCAAATACAGAACTTACAACATGGCGTTAAGGTGTTGTTTACTACTATTAATCCGTTTGTTGATGGAAAGTTTATCTATGACCAAAGACTGAATACTACTGAACCTTGGCTGTTTGCCGTATTCAATGACAAAGGTAGTATTGCTTATAATAGTAGGAACTCAAACGGCAAGACCTATATTGATGGAACACTGAATGAATCTACAATAGTTTCCGCTTTGTTAAACAAAAAGCAAATAATCACCATAGTAAACAATGATGTGACAGGTGATAAAACTAAAACTCCTATATTCTTTAGCAATACTGACCATAATAGCGGATGGATTAGTTCAGCTTTCTACAACTCCTTCGGGTTCGATTCCGTCCCTACCAAACAGAATGACGGATTCACCGAGCAGGATTTGATTGATTACTATATACCAAAGGCTATCGTAACGATAACGGTCGTAGATGTATCGGGTTCTCCTATACAGGGTGCTGTGGTCACTGTTGGTGGAATACAGTACAAAACATTGTCTGACGGTACAGTGAAAGTACGGGGTATGGCAAATAGCACGATGTCGCTGTCTGTAAAGAAAGACGGGTATATGCCGTTTTCTGACAATTCATGGAAGTTTGCCGATTCAAGGATAACGCTAGAGGTTCTTCGGAATACCGTAATCACTGAAAATGGATACAGCATATTGCTTGAAAACGATGGTTTAATACTAACAGAATAAAAAAAATGGAAGATAATCTTAAAATTTCACAGATGCCTCCCGTTGAGACCGCTACGGGAGAAGAGATGATACCATGTGTGACGGGAAGCCCTAAAGAGAACAAATCCGTCACGGTGTCTAAGATAAGACAAGGCATGGTAATGGACGAAAGCTATGTGCATACCGACAACAACTTTACTACCCAGTTAAAAACCAAACTTGACGGGATACAGGAAGGTGCACAGAGGAATACCGTCATAGGCGTGAAAGGTAATGCCGAACAGTCTTACAGGACCGGGAATGTCAATATAACGAAAGACAATTTAGGTCTGTCCAATGTGGACAATACGTCCGATGCAGAAAAGCCTGTATCCACCGCACAGAAAACTGCATTGGACAAGAAGGTAGACAAGGTGGACGGTAAGGAGTTATCCACAAATGATTTCACCAATGACTACAAAACGCTTCTCGAACAGATAAAGATGCAGCAGGGGAATATATATGGAGTGGAAATGAGAAGAGGGCAGACAGACCCTGTATTTCAGACATGGATAGGAAAGGAAGAGTTCAAGACATCACATCCTATCCTCAACTCTTTCCGTGCGGCAAAGGTAAAGGACGGTAAGGTAGTAGGATTCCTTGACCAGACCAATTTCTTCAAAATGGCTGACGGTAGCCCGTCAAATATTGTTATTGACGGAACTGATGTAACAGATGACGGAAGCGATATTATGCTTGTAAACACCAAGCCTTTCTGGATAATCAACGGAGGAACGGATGATACATACGAAAGAAGGCTAGTCAGTGACGCTCCGTTTACATACGGTGGCGATACGGCCATAGAGATAAAACCGTTCGGAATGAGTATCGGTTACTCCACGATAAAGGATGGGAAGCAGAGATCTATTTTTGACAACACGGTAAAAGGAGCAACATCAGTAGGAAATCTAGGCGTAAACATAATGGAAGGGAATGGATGGCCTACGACAAATGTATCACGTTTTGATTTTGAGAAATACGCCAGGGCAAAGAACCCAGACATTACGAAGAACTATCCTTATGCCAATGCCTTCGCCCTTGACCTTGAAGTGTGGTGTACGCTTCTCTTTATTAAGTTTAGAACAAAAGACCTACACGCACAGTCTGTTTGCGGAAAAGGAATATCATCCAACGATTCAGCCCCCGATGCGTCAAGCTGGGGGAAAATGACAGGCGTCAGATTCAAGAAGGCGGACGGTCAGACTTATGTGTATTACAAGATGAACGGGCAAGGATTTAAAGCATCAGAAACAGGAACTGCTTACAATTTTTCACAGCTTATAAACAACTACCGTCCTTGCATGAAGATGTTTGAAGCGCAGCTTGCCATGTCATACGCAAAGGAACACAATGTCGCTCCCGACACCGAGTTTGAATATGAAAGCACAAAATACAAATACTACAACTTCCAAGGTCATAACGGATTGGCTGACGGGGAGATGTCGGGTATCGTAGCCAAGTTTGTCAATGCAACTGTAACTAGCGGATGGAGTATTCCTGACAATGCGGCAGTTACAAACCGTGAAATAGAGATATGCTTCACACAGCCTATCATTCGCGGACGTATTGCCGGGTGGGGAGATATATGGATGTGGTACAGTGGGATAGATTGTGTCATGCACGATTCTACATCCATAGACATCTATCAGACCTATGACGTGAACAATCTGACTACGGACAATGTAGCCACAGAAAAGAATCCTGGGGAATCTTACGGTTTTGAGAATACATATGAATTTGTCGGTTCTATGGCTAGAGGTGAAGGATACATAACGAAGAACTTTAAGAACTCTCTTATTGGAGAGGTCAAGGGAAGCAATCTTCACACGGGGGAATGCCATTACAACTGGTTTACGGGAAATGCAGGTTCGGGTAAGATTGGAAGGCGTGGTGTTTACTTTGGTGGTGGGTCGGACGACGTCTTTTGTTCTCTGCGGCATGGTTCTGCGAACAATGCCCCTGTTACTGCGAGCACGAACCTCGGTGGCGGCTTTCGTTGTACAATAACCCAACCCTAATTTTTCACGAAGTGAAAAATCCCCCTCCCAAAACTTGCAAAATATATTAATTATGTTTAAGTTTGCATAATAAAAATCTAACCAAATGCGTCAGCAAAGTGAAATAAGTCTGTCAAAGGCGGTTAGTTGAAAAAAGGCGGTCTGTAGAATGGTGGTGTTTACTTTGGTGGTAAGTCGAACAACGACAATTGTTCTCTGCGGAATGGTTATGCGAACAATGCCCCTGAAACTGCGAACACGAACATCGGTGGCAGCTAACGTGCTAAAAAAATTACTGCTATACAGAAGCCTCGTCAGGAAGATGAAAAATGTCAAGACAACCCATTGTTTGAGGATGGGAACTTATTAGTACATTTACAGTTGTAGGTATATGGAAAGTTAGTTAGCTTTGGCTCAACGGACAAAGAAAAGCACGTAAGATGAAAAGATTGAATAATATTTTTGAAACGATAGGCAGTATGGATAACATTATCTCTGCTGCTGAAAAGGCAAAGAAAGGAAAGAGAAATCACAGGGGTGTGAGGGATTATGAGAAACATAAGGATGAATATCATCAGAATGTTTATCAGATGCTTAAAGACAAATCATACCATGTAAGCAAGTATGAGGTGATAGAGAAAGTGACTGATGCAGGAAAGATAAGGGAGATACACAAACTCCCGTTTTATCCGGACAGGATTATCCAGCACAGCCTTTTGATACCAATGATGGACAGATGGACAAAAAGCCTTACACTTGATTCATATAACTGTCTGCCCAAAAGGGGTATTACAAGTAAGGTTAAAAAGCACTCCCTTGTGAGAAAGATGAAACGGACATTGCTTGAAATGGACAAAAACGGGAAAATATACGTTTTGAAAATGGATATTAAGAAGTTTTATCCGTCCGTAAGGCACAGCGTTTACAAGAAGGCATACAGCAAAGATTTGAAAGACAGGGATGCGTTATGGCTTATGAATACGCTTAATTATAGCAATAAAGGTCTGGCTATTGGCAATCCTGACGCTCAGATAGGAAGCCATTTGGTATTAAGGTCTTTGGACCATGTTGTGAAGGAGCAGTTCAAAGTAAAGCATTATTTCAGATTTGCCGATGATATGGTGATATTATCCCATGATAAGAAACAGTTGCATGAATGGCTGTGGAGGATAAGAAATTACCTGTGGTATGAAAAGAAATTGGAGATGAAGAAAAATTACAGGATATTCCCCGTTTCAGAAGGAATAGATTTCGGTGGATTCGTCTTTACTCCTGGTCATACCAAAATAAGAAAGAGAATAAAGAAAAACTTTGCGTCAAAACGTAATAACCCAAAATCAATTACGAGTTATATGGGTATGTTGATGCACTGTGATTCTAAAAACTTAATTAATAAAGTTTTAGTTAATAATAATAGCCACATGACAAAGATTAGTGACTTAAATATAAGAGTGTCAAGAAAGTTTGACGGAAAGGATATAAAGATAGACAAACTTGTCGATGAGCATATAGACATTCTTGATTTTGATGTAAGACCATCTACAAAGAAGGACAATAGTACATGGGTAAGAATGCAGATACTGTTCAAAGGAGAAAAATGCTTTGTGAAAGGCGGATACGAAACATTAGGAGCATTCCTTTCCCAAGTAGACAAAAGCCTTTTACCATTGGAAGATGTTGTCATAAAATTCAATAGGGGTTATTATTTTGATGGAACATTAGATATTTAAACTATGGAAAGAGGTTTGATTTTTGACGAGAAGCCTGCCTTTATCTTTGATTTAGGCACTGGATATAGCAATGTTCATTTAAACATTGAACAAGTTGACGAACCCGAAACGGACGATATGGGAAATATTGTACAGGAAAAGTTCGTCAAAAAGTGGAAAGCCGATGTACAGCGTGTAAAGAACCCTGTATCATACGACAAAACGGTAGATGCCGCCATAAAGGATGAATTTCCCAACGGTGAGGAAGAAGCGGCTCTCAGAAAAGGTATTTTAAACAAACTTGACCCAGATTATGTAAAGCTGAACGAGTTTGCCGAAAGTGTTAAACAATCTTACTTAAAAGGATATGGAGAGCAATGACAAACAACAGATAGGTGGATATTTCTCCACAAAAAACGCTTCAAAGGATGAAGCGTTAAAAGGTATAGTAGCTGCAAGAATATCAGCATCCGAAGATATTACCGATAAGGAGTACACAGTATTGTCAAACCTTATAAGAGTAGCCACATCGGATGGATGCCGTATCTCATTGGTACAGGAAACGAAAAGCAGATCAAGCAGAATAGCACCAACAGGAATGCTTCTCCCGGCAGGAACGGTGGAATATTTTTCAGTCACACCAGGAAGCAAGGTGAGTGTTACGGGAACAGCAAACATATCATCTATTGAGTAGGACATGGGCATGAATTATAACACTATATTAGCTTCCTTACTTGACGGGATATCTCTAGCATTGAAAAGCGGAAACTCGAATGTTGATGCGGAACAGTTCAACTTCCTTACTGACGCAATAAACAAATCAACTATCATACCGTCTTATTTTGATAGAGAAAATGCCATAAAGTATCTTGATGTGAGTGATACCGAGTTTGCAAGGCTTACATATAAAGGAACTAAGTTTCACCCTATCAAACCACTTCTCTCTCCTGTGAGAGTGCAAGGAATGACAAAACCCGTTTATTTAAAAGATACATTAGATGCTCTTAAAAACAACGGGCTTATACGTCCAAAGAAGTCAAGGGGTAAATACAAGACTAAAAACTAGACAACCTCATATGCGTACATTATAACACAATCATCTTTATTCTCCATATTAACCGCTTGGAAAATGTTTTCTTCATTATCCAAAGCGGTTATTTTATATGTTCCGTTCGTCAGATCAACAGTGTCACCTAATTTTATATAAGCGTACTTGTTTCCACTAGGTATTAAATACGTAATCTTTATTGGATTATTATTCCATTTTTTTAATTCTTTCATCTTCAATTCCTCTATTTTAATATTATTGCGCTAATATACGAATAGGAAAAACAACTCACAAGCAAATAACTTATTTTAACAAGTTTAAACTATCTGAAACACAATAAGTTATACTGCTAAATTTTTATTTTTGTGGTATTAAGGAACAAATTGACACCATTACAAATCGTTATAACAAATGGTTATACTTGTTCCATATTTCAAGTTGCTAAGATAACAAAAAGGGAGTGTAGTTAT